ACCCATTAATTGCTTGTATTGATGTTCAAAGATGGGGATTTAGGGGATTAAATTTTCATTGGGGAACTGTAAGGAATTATACTTGGCAAGAAGTTTCTGGTTCATTACATATCGTAAAAAATGATGAGATTGATTACTTACGTTCTTTACCTTACGCTAGATTTCTGAAAAAACCATAACTAAATAAATATAAAACATCTATAAATGTCTCATACTCTACGAAAAATTGAGATGATTAATCCTCTTGCAGTTGGGGAGAGATTCTGATGGCAGTAATATACCAAGATACACCACCACAATATTTTCCCCAACCCTTTCAGAATAATTCAGTAAATGCCATCGGATATTATGTAACTGTATCAGAAGATGGAACAACAACAATATTCAGAAAAGGAAAAAATGCATTAAACCAAGAAGAAATAGTTGTTGTAGGAACAATCAATAAGGGAGAAAATTTTAAGAATACTGCCAATGCTAGCAGAGAAGAAATACAATATTTCTCTGCCAATGGAAGAAAAATCGTAACAGAACAAGCAGTTCCAGTAGTTAGAAGAGGAATAGGAGGACAGGCAGGTGGCGGAAACACGAAAATAAATGAAATTTTAGGGACAAATCTACAAACAGGAACTCCAGGTGGTAGGACTGATGGACCGGATAATAAAACATTACTAACAACTGAGGATTTGCCAGAACAAATAGAAGCAGATAGTAAAGAAACAGCATGGAGTGGAACATATAGGTATCCAACAAATATAGATGGAAATAACCAAGACTATATAAAATTTGAAGTATATGATTATAAAACAAGAAGACCAAGTAGAGAAAATCCACTCATACAAGAAAAAAATAGAAATCTAGGTTCTTCAAAAGCAACTATAGTATTGCCAATACAACCATCAATCACAGATACAAATTCAGTTGATTGGAATGGATTAGGATTAAATCCAGTAGAACTTGCCGGATACGGTCTGTCATCTGCTGCTATGACTGGAGGAAGTAATGGCAATGATTTTGGTGAAATATTAGGAAAATTGGGAACCACAATAACTGAAGATCCCAATGCACGAAAAGCAATTTTATTATACTTAAAACAAAAAGCAATCGGTGTTAATGGTTTATTATCCAGGTTTGGTGGAGCGATTGTAAATCCAAATATTGAGTTGCTATTTCAAGGTCCCCAATTAAGACCATTCAGTTTTTCGTTTAGATTATCCCCTAGAGATATAGACGAAGCAAAGCAAGTTAAGAGTATAATAAGAATTTTTAAAGAAGCAATGTCAGTAAAAACTGCTTCTGGTGGGTTATTCTTAGCAACTCCAAATGTTTTTAAAATAAAATATATCAATGGAACAACGAAAGAAGAACATACATCATTAAATAAGATAAAAACGTGTGCTCTTCAATCTTGTTCTGTTGATTATACGCCAGACGGTTCTTACATGACATTTAATGATACAAACAGTGGATATCCGATGACATCATATAATTTAACTCTTCAATTCCAAGAGTTAGAACCAGTAACAGATACTGATTATAAATCCCTCAAAGACGTAACAACAATAGGTTACTAAAAATGCCATCATACTTCAGACAAGTTCCAGATTTTGATTATGTCAGCAGAGATTCAAACCAAAGGCAAATCTCTGAATATGCACCCGTAAAGAATTTATTTCGTCGCGGAAAACTGCGTGAAGACATTTTTGGTAATCTTTCTTACTTCACCAAGTATAAAATCATTGGTGATGAAAGACCAGATAATGTTGCTTATAAAATCTACAATGACGAAACCCTTGATTGGGTAGTGTTACTTTCAAATAATATCTTAAATATCCAAACAGAATGGCCGTTGCCACAGGTCATATTTGATAAGATAATGTTAGAAAAGTATGGTTCTTATGATGAACTATACAATGGAATTCATCATTACGAAACAAATGAAATCAGGGATAGTTCTGGTAATCTCATTCTTCCTTCAGGTATAACACTAAAAGAGTCTGATAATTATTTTTATGAGTATTATGATGGAGGTTTACAAACTACAATTTCAGAATTAGTACCACCAACTCCAATTACAAACTATGAATATGAATCTAAACTAGAAGAAGATAAGAGAAATATTTTTGTTCTAAAACCACAATACTTAAATGTTGTGTTCAATGATATGGAAGAAATTATGAAATATAAAAAAGGTTCTACCCAATACCTGAGTAGAACCTTGAAGAGAGGAGATAATATCAGATTATTTAACTAATCAATCATCGACCAGTTTTTGGAAATATGAGAGGGTGTCATCTTCATCTTCATCAATTTCTTTACTAACCACAGGAAGAGAAGGTGATTTAGAACTGGCAAATGATTGCTCCAGTTCTGAAATTACACGCTCTTCTTCTGAAGGAGTCTGAATATAAGAATCATAATGCTCTTCTTGCTCTCGAATAGAACTTGCAGCACTCTTTTTACCAAGAACCAGTTTTAGTCGTGCTTCTAGTTGCTCGTAGGTTTTGAATTGATCTGGAGCAGTCAAAGCAGTCAATGAATACTCTTTCTTCCAAATCGCTTCAAGGGCATCATCATCGTCCAGGAGTGGTGCAACGCGATCAAATTCTGACTTGTCGTAGTTCCAGTACCCATCTTTCTTTACGATTTTGAGTTTAAAGTTTGCACCCACCCAGAAGTCAAAAGGATTGATGGGCGTTTCATCCTCAAACTCTGGTTGCATTGCTTCCATAATCTTATCAAAGATTTTCTTTCCATATTTGAAGAGAAAAACTTTACCCTCATTTTGTGGATTTACAGGGTCTTTTACAACATAGATATTGCTATAATAAGACAGTTTACGCTTCTGTTTGCGGACTGTTTCTTTATCCGCTTCACTACCGCTGTTCCACAGTTCGCGGTTGTATTCCCCTAAAGGGTCTTTCTGACCAATGGTAGTCAGGGAGTTTTCAATATACCAACCACCAGGACCTTGGAAAGCGTGAGAATACATCTTTGCCCAAGGAAGTTCTTCTCCTTCTGGGGCAGGCAGGAAACGGATAATTGCAGATCCTACTCCATCTTTTCCCATAACTGGTTTCCAGAGACGCTCATCAGCACCACCAGAATTATTACCCATCTTCTCCACCTCTTTCACCAGTTTTGCGGTAAGAGAACCAATGGAGGATTGTTTTTTTAGATTTTCAAATGACATTAGATTACCTTTTGATAATTGGATTTGGCCTTTTTGACTTTGCTTAATGGATCGTCCAGCCAACATCATTCTACAGGTCTGAACCCGTTTCGTCAATCCTTTGACGCATCGCTTCCAGCATCTTGCTCATATTATTAAAAATAACATTCATATCAACATTTGCAGGAATACCCATCATTGCTGCCGATTCTGCAATACGATTTTTCATTTCTTTAGCTTCAGGGTCATCGGATAAACTCAAACGAGTATAAAGAACCCTTTGTTTATTCAGCAGTTTATCCAAGAGTTCTACATGAGATAGTTTTTGCTCTTTAGACATACTAGGAAACTCAAAAACATTTTTATAAATTTCCTCTTGCATTTCGGATATTTCAGACATCTCTGCCCGGACAACTTCAGATTTAAAGAAACTCATTTATCTCCTAGAACAATATTTTTTAAAATTGATTTGTACTTTTGCACATCAATATGTATAAAAGAAGAATACTTTTTAATCTTTTTACTTACGGTTTCCCATACAGGATCTTGCAGTTTCTTATCAAAATTTTTACCAAACAAAAATATCTTATCAAAAATCACCATTGTTTCTGGGCTAATATCACCACTTAGAAACTTCTTAAGAATTGGTGGATGACCTTTGGAACAATCAAATACCTCATCGACTTTTTGATTTTCAAATAGACTTTGGGTTTCTTCTTTAAAGATATAAGAAAGTGATTGTGTTCTTTTTTTCCATTGATCGTATCTTTCTTCACCATCTTTTATCATCTCACCAATCCACAATTTACTTGGATCAGTGCAACTAATAAAATTTGCTACAAAGAATTCAACAACTTCTTGGTCTGTCTTTTGCCTTGCCAGTTTTTCAAACCAGAATCTATCCTTTCGTTTATAGAAAGATTGTACAGTTGCACGACTTTTACCACAGTACTTATGATAATCGTAATTGTCCTTGGTGAAGTGATTCTTGAGAGCAATATATTTGCGATAGGCATCAACAGGCATCATTTAAAAAATCAATTTAGCACGGGAAGTTTTCTTTAAGAAATTAAGTTCCATTGCTTCATACTTAATCTTTTCCTTGAGTGGTTTAGAAATAAGTTTAGGAACTGATTCTACATCAACATTATTGTTTTCACAGTAAATTATAATAGCATCTATATAACCAATTTTTTGATTGGATACTATTTTTTCAATTTCTTCTGCAAATTTTGAGGGAGAAATAAACTTTTTTTCTAAGATTTCTTCTATTCCTTCATTTGTTGGTCTATCCATCAATTCTAAGAGACTTAATGATTGGGTTTTATGATTTGAAATTTTCACCATTAAATAAATTCAAGTTTCAATAATTATACCATAAGTTGCAATTTATCACTAACAAACTTCTTCACATATTCATATAGCAATTCTAGATATTTCTTTTTATCTCTTTCTTCATAAACAATACATTCACCATCCTCACACGCCATAATAATAACAAACTTCTTTACAACGATTCCTGTAATCTCATAAAGCATTGCGGCATATGCAGCACATTGAACGAAGTATCCATCAATCCATTCTCTTGGTTTTGGTTGCTTTGATGTTTTGAAGTCAATGATTGCAAGTTCACCATCAAATTGTGCGATACAATCAACAGTTCCAGCAATACCAAGAACTTCACTATACAAAGCACCTTCAAGTGTATGAATATTATCTATTCTATCTAGAGTTGGTTTAGCAATTTTAAATAGATATTCTGAAATTGGTTGTACTTTCGGAAGTTCTTTATTTAGTAGATAATTTTCGTTAAGAGTGTGAAAATCAGTACCACGACTGGTTGCTCTTTTTGTAATCTTATCTGCTTCTTCTACTCCAACTCTTTTTCT